CTATCGTGTTTTTGCAGCGTCTTCCGCCCCATATACCGCTGCCCCTTGCCCGCAGTAATATCGCTGTTCCCGGTGTATCCGATGCGATGCCGAGGGGCTTGTCGTGCCAGCACATTGTGCTCACCGCTAGTCCTCAGCGGCTGTCGAGATACTCAGGAGGGATGGGGCTATCTATCAATGAACTTGCGCTTACATTACCACAATAATCGGCATTGTCAAGAAAAATTTTACGTCTTTTTTCACTTGACTTAAATTTTTTTTGTGGCATACTTGCACTATGAAGCTCGAAACATACGTCCGAAACAATTATCCAAGCGTTGCAGAAGCCGCCCGCGAATACGGCGTAACTCGCCAATATCTTTACTCTTTATTCAGAGGAAAGAATCGGCCCAGGCTGAAACTGGCGAAGCTCATCGAAGATAAAACGAAGGGAAAGGTATCTGCAGCAGAACTCATGGGCTTGAAATGACGAGTAGCCGCATCGGCTGCTCTTTTTTTATGTCCGAATTAACCATCATCGGCATCGTCATCTGCATCATCGCCTTCCTGTGGACCTGGACGGCGTGCGTCCTTGCCGGGCGGGCGGATGACGAAATGGAGAAACTGAATGAACGAATTGCGCCTGACCATACCGGGAGAGATACGCAGCAAGAAGAATAGCAAGCAAATCATCCGCTGCGGAAAGCGGCGTCTCGTCATCCCATCCGAGGCGTATAAGGAATGGGAGACGATGGCCCGCTACGACGCGCTATGCCAAATTGACTGGCAGGCATTCCCGGTCAATGTCCCCTGCGAGGTCACAGCCCTCATCTACTACAAGGGCCAGCGGCCTGATCTCTCCGGCGCGCTGGAGTCCATCGGTGACTGCCTTGAAGGCATCCTGTGGGAAAACGACAAGCTCATAGAAAGTTGGGATGGAAGCAGATTGGCAAAGGACAACGCGAACCCAAGGGTGGAGATATTGATGAGGTGGTTAAATGAGGGCTAGAAACATTAAGCCTGGATTCTTCAAAAATGAATACCTTGCCGAATGTGATCCTCTTGCGAGGATTCTTTTTGCTGGTTTGTGGTGCATGGCAGACCGCGAAGGGCGATTAGAGCTGCGTCCAAAGCGAATCAAGGCAGAGCTTCTTCCATACGACAATTGCGACATTATGAATTTACTAGAGCAGTTAAGGCATCACGGCTTTATCATCGCCTATCAGGCGAACGGATTAATTTACCTGTCAATTACAACATTTACGGAGCACCAAAACTGTCATATAAAAGAATCGGAAAGCACCATACCAGCACCAGACGAGCACGGTGTTAGCACAGTTCTAGCCGGGCCTCTTACTGATTCCCTCTTACCTCTTACTGAATCCCCCATACCCTATACTGAAAACCCCATACCGAAATCCGGTGCTCGTTCACCTAACGGTTCACGGGTTAAGGCTAGAAATGAATTTTCTGAAGACTTCTTGTCGTTTTGGAAATCGTATCCGAAGCGAGTGGGAAAAGACGCAGCCTGGAGGGCATGGAAAAAGCGCATTAGAGACATGCCTACAATAGGCGAAATACTTAAGTCGATTGAAATGCAAAAAATGAGCGAACAGTGGACGAAGGACGGCGGGCAGTACATACCAAACCCCGCTACCTGGATTAATCGCGGATCATGGGCAGATGAATTGCCCAAAAACACATTTGTTGGAGGCAACGGTGGATACGGTAGCGGATACAAGAGCAGACACCGGATACCAGAGCCGGTATCAAGAGAGGACGAGGAGGCAATTGAACGAATCAATAGAATGGCCAGGGAGCTTGCTCAAAAGACCGCCCTTAATAAAACCAAGCCGGATGCCTGACGAAATTATCGGAGAACACTACGATGTCATAAGGGAAATCCTGCGTAACTTTGCGAAGTCGAAAGCCGAGTGGGACGACTACGCGAAGAAGATCGACCCTGCCATAAGAGCCGAAATGGCAACGATATTCGCTGAATGCCGGGAGAATGGCTTTTACGGGCCGCATATTGGGGAAGACAACGAGATCCATTTCGCGCAGCTCGTAAAGGGGCCTGAGCGCATCAACGAGGTTTACCGCGTTGAGGAGTCTACGCCAGATGGCACGGTTGAAATAAAGCGATGCGCTAAGGAATATCTGCGGCCGAGCATGAAGGTGCTGGAGCGGGTATGATTACGAACAAGCCGGTGAATAAGAACGAGGTTGTGCAGAGAAACACCCTTGAATCATGGGTGCATTACATGGCGCGAAATCCGATTTATTTTCAATTTGTTTTCAAAGTGCCGCTTAACGAGAAGAATTTGACCGAGGCCGCAGTCCAAATTTTTGGAAACGGTCATCGGTATTATGAGCATGTCTTGAGAGTCAATAAGTACCGACACAAGCCCAAGCGCGCCCCGATGCTGTACGGGGTGAAGGAAATCGCGGCGTATTTAGGAAAGAGCGTCACGCAGGTGTATTTCTACAGCAAGCATGGTCAACTTCCGGTTTGGCATGAAAATGGTAGAATGGTAGGGTATATCGGTAAACTGCGATGGTGGGCGAAGAAACGGAGGATCGCGCATGGATGAAGACCTTGCCTGACGGATCAGTTGAGATCAAGAGATGTGCGAAAGAGTATTTGAAAAATAATATGAAAACGATTGAGCCAATAAGATAAATAAAATGGCAAAAAACCCATTTCAAACAAAAGAAAAGCAACCGGATTACAGATTGCCGGCGCACATTAGGGGTTATGATAGCGCATGGCATAAGCTCAGGAATGTAAAGTTGAGACAGGATCCTTTATGTGCCGAATGCGCTAGGCAAGGGAAAGAGGTTGCTGCCACTGAGGTGCATCACATTGATGGAAATCAAAGAAACAACGATTACTGTAATCTCGAATCGCTTTGCAGATCATGTCACGAGAAAACGAAGCATCGGGGGGCGGGTTGAATCTTCGCGGAATCACGACGAAAACCGACGCCCAGCCTCGTTTTCGTTTTCGCAAAAAAGTGGCGGTTACGAAAATTGGATTCGTAAATTTGTAACTAGTGCGTTTTCACGATAACCATGGCGAGACGCAAGACGAATGCTGAAAAATTGGCGCATGGCAACCCAGGGAAGCGGAAATTGCCATTTGAGGTCGTCATTCCTGTTGCTGATCTGAGATGTCCGAAGGGTCTGCCGAAAGAGCAGAAAAAATACTGGCATCTTTACGCGCCAAACCTCATCAAGATGGGCCGGCTGACAGTGATAAACCTTCCAGATTTCCTGAAGATGATCCGGCTCGAGGCGAGGCTTGATTATATAGACCAGGCACTCGAGAAAGGATTCTTAGAGCCTGGGTCTGAGGGGTCAGCCTCAATTCTGCAAGAAAAGAAAAATTATCACGGCGAGGTTGTGGACATAGGGGAAAGCCTTTACAGCAAATTATCACGCGCCTATCACGAGACTATACGCCGTTACAAGGCCGATTTTGGCATTCGTGCCGATAAGATGGGCGGGATATACAGACCAGAGCCGGAGCCGACAGAGGAAGAGGAGTTCCTTGGCGATTGACAGGAAGGACATAGCATGCACAGAGCGTAAGGCGATGGGTTATGTCGAGGATGTTCTTTCTGGCCGCTTGACTGCTTGCCGTTGGGTGAAACTGGCATGCCAGCGTCACTTGGACGATCTCCGTGACGGTTCTAATCGTGGCCTCATTTTCGATAGAGAGAAGGCACACAGGGCCGTAAAGTTTTTCGGTTATCTCAAGTTGTGGAAGGGCAAGGAGTATAAAGGCAAGCCCTTTGTGCTCGGGCCGCACTTCACGTTCATTACATGGTGCTTGATGGGATGGTATAGAGATGATGGCACCCGCAGATTCCGCAAGGCTTATATTGAGATGGCCAGAAAGGGGGCAAAATCGACCTTTGCCGGCGGGCTGGGCGCATATTTCTTTCTCGCTGACGGGGAGTATGGCGCAGAGGTATATACGGCGGCTGTCAAGCGCGACCAGGCGAAAATAGTATGGGAGAATATACGGAATCTGACGCGATATTCTCCGTTTGCAGACAGGATCACCTATTTGAGCAACAGTCTCATAATAGAACCGAAACATAGCCGTTGTGAGGCCCTGGCGAGCGATTCAAAGAGTCTTGACGGCCTTGACACCCACTTCGCAAGTTTGGACGAGCTTCACGCGCACCCGACCCGCGAGGTATATGACCTTATTGATGACTCCATCGGGGCCCGTTCTCAGCCGTTGATTCTGATTATCACTACAGCCGGGTTCAACCAGACTGGTATATGCTACGAAACGCGGGAATATCTGACGCAAATTCTGAAGGGTACGCTACAGGATGATTCTTTTTTCGGCATCATCTATACGCTGGACACGAAAAAAGATTGGCCGGAATTGGAAGACCGCTCGAAAGGGGGTGTTCCAGGCAAGGAATTAGAGGATGATTGGACAGACGAGGATAATTGGGTAAAAGCTGCCCCGGGCCTGATCGGAATTTCTGCGAGCGGGAAACGATATGGGATCGATGAACACGGAAATCCAATCCCGGGATACATGACGAAACTATCGGACATGCGTGATAAGGCACGCATAGCCATGCAGGTGCCTTCCGCGCAGAACAACTTCCTTACAAAAAGACTGAACATCTGGACGCAGCAGGAGTCGCGCTGGATCGACCTTGGTATATGGGATCAGAACAATCTTGGTCCTATCAGGGAAGAGGACTTCCATGGGAGGGCCTGTTTTGGCGGAATAGATCTCTCTGCCGTTTCCGACATGACAGTCTGGACGCTCCTCTTCCCTGACAGCTCCATCAAAGACCAATGGCACGTCATGATCCGTGTCTGGTGCCCGGAAGCGCGGTTGCATGACACGAAGAACAAATATCGTGATCAATACCAGGCATGGAAGCGTCAAGGTTATCTATCGACGACAGACGGCGACGCGATAGACTATGATTTCATTCGCGCCCAAATCGTCAAGGATTCTATGCGCTTCAATATTGATAGCATCTCAGTGGATCGTCTCTTTCAGGGTTACGAGTTCGCCATGAAGCTGAACGACGACCTTGGTGGAACGGAAAAGGCACCCAAGATACATGCCTGCGGAATGGGGCATACTTCCATGGCCGGTCCATGTAATGAGTTCGAGCGCCTTCTTCTAGAGCGCAAGCTGAATCACGGCGGAAACCCAGTCCTTCGCTGGATGGCGGATTGCGTCGCTGTGAAAAGAGATCCAGCCGGCAGCATGAAGCCGGACAAGGCGAACAGCGGAGGGAAAATCGATGGCATAATCGGAATTCTCCTCTGCCTGGATAGGAAATTGAAGAAATGGCAATCGGTAGATGACATAGGCGTAAAGGTGATTGAATGAGACTGTTCGAATATCATAGCAATCGCGGCGGCATGTCATTGAGCGGCTACATCCCGGCACTGATTGTATTGGCAATGATTACGGCGACATTTATTTTTCCCTGGATCGTCGGTTGGATTGAGATTATCAGGAGGGTTTTCTGATGAGGCAATTCAAAATCGGCACGCGGGTAATCACGGATGAATCCGTCCCGTACATCGTCGCAGAGCTGGGGTCGAACCACATGGGCGATTTCCAGCTCTGCCGGCAGATGGTTGATTCCGCAATACAGGCCGGCGTGGACGCGGTGAAGTTGCAGAAGCGTGACAACCGCTATCTGTTCACGAAGGCGTTCTATGATGCTCCGTACAATTCCGAGCACGCCTTCGCCCCGACATATGGAGAGCACCGCGACAAGCTCGAGTTCGGAGAGTACGAGTTCAAGGCCGTGCGGCAGATGTGCGACAGGGCGGGCATCCATTTCATCGCGACTCCCTTTGAGGAGCGCAGCGCGGAGTTCCTGCACAACATCGGCGTCGATGCGTTCAAGATCGCCTCGTCGCAGCTGAAGGACATCCCCCTGATGCTCAGGATGTCGAAGTACAAGAGGCCGATCATCCTAAGCACCGGCGGGGGGCAGTACAAGGACATTGTGCGTGCCTGGGACGTATTGTCCGATGCAGGGGTCGAGTTCGCTATCCTGCACTGCACGTCGCTGTACCCGACGATGGACGAGGATCTGCACCTGGACTTCATCCAGACCCTTCGGACTTCGTTCCAAGATACGGTAATCGGGTTCAGCTCCCATCATCCCGGCCTGGAACCCAATATCATTGCTGTAATCCTCGGGGCCCGCATCCTCGAGGTGCATTTCACGATGAACCGGGGGTTCCCTGGGACGGACCACGGTTTCAGTTTCGAGCCGGGAGGCTTGCGGAGGCTCGTGGAGGATGCGAAGCGGATCCCGGTTATGCGCGGGTGCTCACACAAGGTCACATCGTCCAAGGAGCGGAGCGGCTTTGTTTTCAAGCAGGGCAGGGCGGTCCATGTGACGAGGCCGATCGCCGCCGGTGAGAAACTGGGGTTCGACAATATCGGCCTGAAGGCCCCAGCCGACGGCCCGCCGCCTTACGAGCTGGGCCGGTATGTTGGCAAGATAGCGGTATGCGATCTATCAACATCCGATGTCCTGTCGCCGGAGGTGGTGCAGGACGGACCCGCGATGGGAGATCTGTGATGGAGACAACAATCAACTTTATTTCGTTCGTCGTGTGCTTGGTTGCCATCGTCGTCATCATTACGATGGCGAAAGTGATCGAGATTCAGAATTACCTGAAGAAAGGGAAGATGAAACTATGACCTGTTTCGATTGCGTGTACTACATTGAGCCGGAGCCTGGGAAGTTTTTGTGCAGGAGATACCCGCCGCAGTATCTTGGGCACACGATTTACTTTGAGAATGGGCAGCAGAAGTTGCAGATGATTTCCGACTTCGCGCCGATCAACAGGCCGCAGATCAGCTGCGGGGAATGGGTGGCGAAAAATGAACCTGTTTGATCTGTCTGGCGAAACGGCCCTTGTCATCGGCGGCGACGGGAATTTGGGGCCGATATGGATGCGGACGCTTCGTGATGCCGGGGCCGATGCCTACAGCCTCGGCCTGCCGGCGTGGGATTTTTCGACTCCTGATGACATCCCGCTTGCCTATTTGGCTTACAAGCAGGCCGTGCAGAAAACTCCCAACATCATCGTCTGCAATGCCGCCATCGACACGCCTCCGACGAAGATGGATGCACGGTTCTTCACGGATTTTGAGCGCACCATGCAGGTCAACGTCAACGCGCACGCCCGCCTGCTCGAGAAGTTCATACCCGACATGATCGCCAACGGCGGCGGCGTGATCGTGCTGATCGGGTCCATCCAGGGCTATATCGGGGCCGATTGGCGCAACTACAGCGGAGGCTTCGAGAAGCCGTGCGCCTATAACTGCTCGAAGGCGGCATTGCAGCAGCTTGCACGCTCCATCACGGTGCAGTATGGCCGCTTCCGCATCCGGGCCGTCTGCCCCGGTTTCGGACCATACGTATCAAAGAAGCTGCCGCCGGATTTCCTCGAGAAGATCACTAGCAAAATACCAATAGGGCGCACGGTGTCCAAGGAAAGCTTGCAACGGACCCTGCTCTACGCGGTGTGCTGCAAAGACCTCGCCGGGGAGGACTGGCTAGTCGATGGGGGCTACACGAAATGGTGAGCTGTTGCAATTGCGACGGGACGGGCGAGGTTAAAAACAGGTATTTCCCGCAGCGGGTGGTCTGCCCGTATTGCCTAGGCACGGGCCAATTTGCGAAGCCAGACATCAATCACCGGCAGTGGCGTGCAGGCCCGTGGGGATACTGGCGCAGCTGGTCGATCCATTGTCTGCGGTGCGACAAGATGCTCGACTACAGGAACGCGACGCAACCGGACAAGTGCCCATCATGCGGTTATGGAGGCGATACATGACGACAATCGCATTGATCCCGGCCCGTGCAGGCTCCAAGCGGATCCCCGACAAGAACGTGCGTCCCCTGAATGGGCATCCACTGCTTTTCTACACCATAGCTGCGGCGCAGGATTCGGGGATATTCTCCGGCATCTACGTTTCGTCGGACGACCCGCGCATCTGCTACATGGCGGAGTTGAGGGGGGCAATGCCGATTGCCAGGCCGCCGGAGTACGCCGCCGACGATTCCCCTGATATTGAGTGGATCGGGCATTTTTTCGCCACGCACAATCCTGGCGCGGAGATTTTCGCCATTCTGCGTCCCACGTCACCCTTCCGCTCGGCGGAGACGATTCGTAGAGCGTGGAAGGAATTTCAGGAGAAGCAGCCATGCGATAGTATCAGGGCCGTCGAGAAGGCGAAACAGAGCCCGTGGAAAATGTGGGTTCCGGCGGAGGGGGCGGGGGCGATGGTCCCGTTGTCCGATTCTCTATCCCTCTGCGGCTATCAGCGTCATTTTATGCGGGGCGAGTATCTCGTCCCCAGGCACAGCAGCCCGTCTCAATATCACCCGCCGGTTTACGCCCAAAACGCATCCCTCGAAATATCCTGGGCGCGAAACGTGACGGGCAAGGGGAGCATCAGCGGTGATTACGTCAAGCCGTTTTTCACGCAAAACTACGAGGGCCTGGATCTCAACACGGAGGAAGACTGGATCCTGGCCGAGGCATTGATCGAAAGAGGATTGGCGAAGCTGCCGGAGGTGAAATGAATATCGCGGATGTATTGCACGGCGACCTGCTACCGCCGTTTCGGATGAGGGTCAAGACAGCATGGGAGCGGTATCGGTTCCTGTCATTCTGGGAGAAAGAGCCTGAGACTATAGCGTGGATTCGCTCATTTGAGGACGGCGGATGCTTTTACGACATCGGTGCGAATATTGGCATGTATAGCCTTTATGCCTGTCATCTGCATCCGCGCATGACCGTATGGGCGTTTGAGCCGCAGTGGACGAACTATCTGAGCCTTGTGCACAACGCGGCCATGAACAGGTTTGATAATCTGTGGCCCCTGCTTGCCGGAGTGTCGGATCGCACGGGGGTCGCAAGGTTCAAGTACAGGACGCCAGAGGCGGGGGCCAGCGGCGGGCAGATAGGCGATGCGGGTGATTATCCCGTCCACATTCACGCCCTGGACGACTTCTCGCGCCTGTTCGGATCGCCTGACTATGTCAAGATCGACATAGACGGGCAGGAGAGCAAGGTCATAGACGGCATGTGCAGCCTCATAGCGGACAGGGCCTTTAAGTCTTGCTTGGTCGAAATGAGCAAATCGGGCAATGACGCGCAGCGGATCAAGCAGATATTCTTTGCCAACGGTTACACGGTGGACAACGAATTCAACAGCATGGAGTCGCACTCTCGCAACATGCCGTGGCGCAAGAGCGAAGAGGCGAATATCGAAAACGTCGTCTTTTCGAGGGTGACATGAGCACATCGCTTGACGGCCTGCCGAAGAAGGCGCTTTACACGCCGAGGGAAGTGGCGGAGTATTTCCGCGTGTCCGTGAGCGCCATTTACAAGTGGCGCGACGAGGGCAAAATAAAGGGCTTGAAAATATCCAATAAAGCCCTCAGAATACCAAGGCGTGAAGTGATGGAGATTATTGTGTTGTCCCAAACGTCGAACGAATAGCGGAATTGGAGGGCAAGGGGATGAAAAGGCTATTCTTTTTGACGGCGCTGTGGGTGTCTCTGTCCGGGTGCGCTGCCGGTGTGATCGCCGGTGCCGGAGCGATGGACGCCGCAAACCGGGCGGAAATGCAGAAAATGGCCTGCTTGACGCGCTATGGGTTCTTCCCGGTACTCGAATACGGCTGGGTGAACAGCATTAACCCGTCAACTGGTGGAACGGTCATGGAATCAAGTTTGCTGCGTGCGTATATCCAGCGCGTCGCGCCCGGCTCTCAGGCAGAGAAAAGCGGCATTGCCGAGGGTGATTTGATTCTGGCCGTCAATGGGGAGGGCATCGTTGACAATACGGCCCTTGAGGTCATGTCCGAGGTGAACGGACGGAAATTCTCGAGTCTCACGCTCAAAAGCGCATCTGGGAGGGTTTATAGCGTGGAATTCAACGCTCCGCAGTAAAAAACATTCAACATCGCGGAAATGGTGCCCCATTGTCCACGACAATGGGGTTTTTTTATGCCCAAATTTCGTCCAAGGACGCACCCGCATGGGTGGAGTCAGGCGGTTCGCGGGCTGGCGATACGGCCCTCCCCTCGTGATCGAACCGCCGCGCAATGCGACCTTGGCTGAGGATTGAATAATTGGGCAAAATCCTAGACTTTGCCGCTCAGTTGCTTGAGCGTCGTGGTGTAGATGATCCAAATCATTGGATTATTCGGCTACTTGGGCGGCAGAACAAGACGGGGCATGTAGTAACTGCCGACTCTGCCCTAGCTCAGTCTGCGGTCTTTGCTTGCGTCCGGGTCATTTCAGAGACGGTGGCATCTCTGCCGCTCATGATCTACCGGCGGCGCAAGGACGGCGGCAAGGACGTTGCCGACGGCCATTGGCTCTATCCCCTCCTGCACGATTCACCCAATAATTTCCAGACCGCCGTCGAATTCCGCGAAATGCAGGTGGCGCACACCGCGCTTCGCGGAAACGCCTACTCGTTCATCCAGCGGTCCAACGGCGGCCAGGTACTCCAAATCATTCCGCTGCACCCGGACCATGTTACGCCAGAGTTCAAAAAAGACTCCGACATGAACGAGGTCATCTACAAGTATAGCGACGGCAAGGGGCAGCAGGACACATTTACCCAGGATCAATGCTGGCATCTCAAGGGCCTGTCGTCTGACGGGCTCGTAGGCCTATCGCCCATTTCACTAGCCGCGAACACGATCGGCCTGGCCATGAGCGCAGAAGACCATGGTATCGCCTATTACCGCAACGGCGCGAAAACATCCGGCATCGTCAAGCACCCCGGAACGCTCAAGGAAGACGCGCACGCCAGGCTGAAAACGTCGGTGCAGGATGCCCTCTCCGGCGACAATAAGTTCAAGATCATAGTCCTCGAAAACGGGATGGATTGGGTCAACGTCGGCATGAGCGCGACGGACTCCCAATATCTCGAGACGCGCAACTTCCAGGTGCAGGAAATCGCCCGCCTGTTCCGGGTTCCGTGCATCCTCATCGGGCATCCAGACACGACGACTACTTATGCCAGCGCCGAGCAGATGATGATGTCGTTCGTTGTGCATTGCATCCGGCCCTGGCTCGTCCGCATTGAGCAATCGATCAATAAGACCCTCCTTTCCCCCAAGGAACGTGGACGCTACTTCGCGGAGTTCAAGCTCGACGCATTGTTGCGGGGCGATACAGCGACCCGGTATCAGGCCTATGCCAGCGCCATCACGAACCGCTGGATGAGCCCGAACGAGGTGCGCGCCCTGGAGAACATGAACCCGCGACCCGGCGGGGACACATACGAGAACCCCAACACCAGTTCAACGCAAGGCACGCAAGAGGAATTGCCGCTCGATGAAACAGGAACGCAGAACGCTACAGAGTGAGTTCAGGGTTGAGCGACGGGAGGACGGCAAGAAGCTGATCCGGGGCCATGCCGCCGTGTTCAACGTCGAGACGGACCTCGGCTGGTTCCGAGAAAGGATCGCTCCGGGCGCGTTTCGGGAATCCATCGAAACGGACGATGTCCGCGCCCTGTTCAACCATGACAGCAATTTCGTCCTGGGGCGCAACAAGGCTGGGACGCTTGTCATGCGCGAGGATGAGCGCGGGCTCTACGTCGAGATCGACCCGCCTGACACGCAGGCTGCGCGTGACCTCGTGACCTCGATTGAGCGGGGCGACATCTCACAGATGTCTTTCGGTTTTCAAACCATCAAGGACAGTTGGGAGAGCGACGAGAACGAGAAAAAAGACCTGCGGACACTCGAAAAGGTCAAACTGTGGGACGTGTCCCCGGTGACGTTCCCGGCCTATACGGACACCGACGTTGCGGTTCGGAGCCACGACTGCTGGTCACAGTCACAGGCGAAACCGTTGAAATACAAACCATTCAAGACGGCCTTGCTGAGACGCAAACTGGCCCTAATCGCAGGAGGTTCATCCAGATGAACAGACTTGAGAAACTGAAAGAGAAAAAGGTCCAGGCTATCGAGAGGATGCGGGCGCTCATCGACCTGGCAGAAAACGAAACCCGCGACCTGACGGAGGCCGAGGATACCGAATACAAGTCCCTCGAGGCCTCGATCACGAAACTGGACAAGGACATCGAGCGCGAGGAGCGGCTGATGGCCGAGGAAGCGGCCATGAGCAAGCCTGCCAAGACCGTTCGGCTGTCGTCCAAAGCGCAGAAGACCGACCCGAGGGAGTTCGTTGACCTTCGGGACTTCCTGAGTGCCGTCATTTCCAGGCGTGACGACCCGAGGCTATACGATCTCTGGCACTCTCCCGAGCAGCGCCAGCAGTCGATGGGAGACGGCACGAAGGGCGGGTTCATGGTGCCCGAGCAGTTCAGACCGACGCTCCTCGCGGTGAGCCCCCAGGAAGCCATCTTCCGGCCCCGCTGCACGGTCATCCCGGCGGGCGATCCCCCGGATGCGAAGATCACCATGCCCGCGCTCAACCAGGGCGCTGCGAAGAACATGTACGGCGGCGTCACGGTGCAGTGGATCGCTGAAGGCGGCACCAAGCCGGAAACGGACTTCGACCTGCGCGAGATCACCCTCGAGCCGAAGGAAGTCGCGGCCTATATCGTGCTGACCGACAAGCTGCTCCGCAACTGGGCTGCATCCGCCTCCGTCGCTGAGGCGCAGCTTCGCGGTGCCATCCGGTCGGCTGAGGAACTCGCTTTTTACAGCGGCAACGGAGTGGGGCGTCCCCTCGGCGTGCTCTCCTCGCCGGCGAGGGTCAACTACAACCGCGCCACGGCGAACTCCATCGGCTACGCGGACGTTGTCGGCATGTTTGCCCGGCTGAAAATGGGCGGCAACCCCGTCTGGATTGCTTCGCAGACCACCATCCCGCAGCTGGCGACGATTGCCGACGCATCCAACGCGAATCTCTGGGTACAGTCCGCCGGTCCCGGCCTGCCGCCGACCCTGCTCGGCATCCCCGTCCTGTTCCATGACCGCTCCGTAGCCCTCGGCACGGCTGGCGACCTGATTCTCGCGGACCTGTCCTACTACCTCATCAAGGATGGCAGCGGCCCGTATGTGGCCATGTCCGAGCACGTCTACTTCACGAGCAACCGCTCGGTGCTCAAGGTCTTCTGGAACGTGGACGGCCAGCCCTGGCTCGACGCGCCTATCCCGCTTGAAGGCAGCGCGGCTAACACCGTGTCGCCCTTCATCGTGCTGAATTAGGAGGTGACGAAACCATGAACTACGGAAAACTCTCTGAAAAACTGAAAATCGACTCCGAGGTTCTTAGCCTCACCTCGGCTGCGGCTGCCGTGTCGCAGAATTACGATATGTCGAAGTACACGGACGCCTACATTGTCGTCAACGTCGAGGGCAACGCGGCGGGCGGCGTGACTATCGACCTGACGGAGTCCTCGGCGGCCACGGCTGCTGGTTCGTCCGCTGCCGGCGGCAAGGCCGGCATCGTCATCGGCGGCACGGCTGCGACGAACATCGCGGCGGGCTCCGGCGTGCGCGACCTTACCCTGACGTTCTCTTCGGCCTCGACGGACGGCAATTTCTTCACCCTCTCCGTCGGCACGGTGAGCAAGAAGTTCACCTACACGACTTCGACGGCGGCGTGGGCTTCCGGCTCCACGTTGCAGTACGCGACCAACATCAACTTCGGCACCACGGTCGGCTCTACCGTCAACACGGGTATTGCCGGGTCCATCGACTCCCTTAAGACGGGGCTGGAAAGCACCCTTGGATTTTCCACGGGCGTTCTGACCCTGACCACTCCCACGACCGACTCCATCCGCATTCAGCTTATGGACGATGCCGTGGGTGACATCGGCCTCAACGCCTCTGCCGTCATGTCGGCGGTGGTCAATAATGCGGTCGGTGCCTTTGACATCAAGGCCGATCAGCTTACCTCGACGGCGTCGAAGCGTTACCTCGGCGTGAAGGTGAGCACGGCGGCTACGTCCTGCCGCGCCGCAATCACGGTGATTCGTACCGGCGGGCGCTACATGCCGCCCGCGTTCAAGGGCAAACTGTCTAGCTAATTAACCGGGGCGGGCTCCTCGCGGGGTCCGCCCCTCAACCTTTATGCTGGAGGGCATTAATGAGTGAGATTCAAGAGGTAAAAAAGAAAGAGAAGGTCTGCATTGTCGGATGTTCGGATTCCAAGTCCGAAACACCGTTTCACCTGAAAGACGAATTTGAGTTTTGGGGCGTCAACAATCTTTTCCTCACCATGCCCGGCCCGTGGACCCGATGGTTCGAGATCCATCAAATCACTTGCGAGGGCGGCAAGTGGCTTCGGAGGGGGAAAGAGGAATTCCGGGGGCAACCCGTAGCCGATTACCTGCAACAGCTCGGCAAGCTCCCGTTCCCCGTCTATTGTCAGCAACCGAATCCCTTCATGCCGAATGCCGTTGCCTTCCCGTTCCAGGCTCTCATCGAACGGTTTGGGACGTACTTCACGAACACCATCTCGTGGGAGATCGCCCTTGCGCTCATGGAGGGCTTCAAGGAAATCCGCATTTACGGCGTGGATATGGCTGTAGACTGTCTCGCCCCTGATGCGAAGGTGCTTACGGCTGATCTGAGATGGGTTCCCTGCGGCGATGTCAAGGTTGGCGACGAACTAATGGGATTCGATGAGTTCCCGTATTTAGGAGACGGCAAGACGCGGCGATGGCGCAAGGCAACGGTTCATAGGGCCGAGGAAGTGGAGAGGGAATGTTATGAGATCGGGCTGGAGGACGGCACCTCATTTATTGCGTCGGAACGTCATGGTTGGCTTACGCACGGGGAAAACGTGAACAGGTGGAAGCTGACGAATCAGCTGTTGACGAAGAAACATCGGGAAGGCAGGCCGACCCGCATCCTGAAAATGGTTGATCCATGGAAGGAGGACCGATCCTGGGAGGCGGGATACCTCGCCGGGGCATTTGACGGGGAAGGCTGCCTGACTCAGGTCCCGCGCAGGAAAATGAAAGGAATTTATACCAATCAGCTCTCCTTCGCGCAACGCCAGAACCAGATGATGGAGACGGTGAGGAAGATACTGGACGCTTACGGGTTCAAGCATACCGTTACCAGCGTAAACAGGAGCGATACGCATCAAATCAACCTTCAGGGTGGCAAGCCTGAGATCATGAGATTCCTCGGCCAGATTCGTCCCCATCGCCTGCTGCCCAAATTCAAGCCGGAAGCAATGGGCGAATTTCAGAGCAGGGAGAATGTGGCCGTCGTCGAAGTCAGGCCCGTAGGAAAGAGAAAAGTTATCGGACTCGGCATTGATACGAAGACATTTATTGCCGACGGTTTTGCAACACACAATACGGAATACTTCTGGCAACGCCCGAGTTGCGAGTATTTCCTCGGTCTGGCCACCGGGATGGGGGTGAAGATCTGGCTGCCGGATTCGTGCGACCTGCTCAAGACCCGGTTCATGTACGGTTATGAGGAGGCCAAGGAACTCCCGTTCCGCGCCAAGATTGAGTCCATGAAGAAGTCGATGACCAAGCGGATGAACCAGGCGCAGGCGCAGAGGGATCACGCGGAAAAGCAGGTGCAGCAATATATCGGGGCGATGAGCGCAATCAATGAGGTCGATAAAATTTGGAAGAACGTCTCGGGAGGATGAGATGAAGCTGCTATGTGTCACCCCCTGCGTGAACCAGGAGACAGGGACGAGGCATCAGCCGGGCGATGTCATTGAGGTCGGCAATGTGGAGGGGGGGCGTTTGATGGCCTTCGGTCACTGCGTCCCATTCGTTGAAACGGTGCGGGAAGCGCCTGCCGTTGAGGCCCCGGAGAGACGCAGGCCGGGCCGGAAACCCAAGGAAGAAAAGCGCCGGTATTCCGGCCTTGCCGAGTATGTGCATTAAACCGGGAGGGCTAATTCACCGGAGGTAGCGACTATGGCGAAGTATTGCAGCACCATCATTCTGAATCAGGCGTGTTCCTATATTGGAACAAACACCAAGAAGATGGGGATTTTCACGTCAAACCCTGCGAACCTGGCCGCCTGCACGGCATCGACATATCTGGCGCTCGTTGCCATGACGACCGCTGATTTCACGATTTCTGACGGCGATGTCAGCGGGAAAAAGGTCACGGTGGCGCAGAAGGCGACGATTGCTGTCAATGCCACAGGCGTTCCCAACAGCATCGTACTGTTTTCGACGCAGGCCGGGACAACCGGGATCCATTACATCACTACCTGCTCGACGGCGCAGGCGCTTACCTC